TGTTTAATGTTTAATGTTTAATGTTTAATGTTTAATGTTTAATGTTTAATGTTTAATGTTTAATGTTTAATGTTTAATGTTTAATGTTTAATGTTTAATGTTTAATGTTTAATGTTTAATGTTTAATGTTTAATGTTTAATGTTTAATGTTTAATGTTTAATATTTAATGTTTAATGTTTAATGTTTTATGATTAATAACAAATAACAAATTAATTATTTCATTTTTTTGGAACATTTAATTTAAAAATATGCTGTGTAAAAAATAAAATAACATTATAATATAAATAAACATTATGCTAACTAAAAAAAACTTTGAAATACTACATTATTTAATGATTATTATAGTACCCATAATATTTATATTATTACCATTAATATACATTAAATATATAGCATGGATACCGCTTGCTATAGTAATTACATGGGTAATTTATAATGGTTGTATAATAGATAAATTACATCATAATAAAGCCAATATTGATACTACTCTAACAGATAATATAACTCCTTTTTTAAAATTATTTAATAAAACTCTAGCAATTTATATATATAAAAAATACTTACAAAATACAAACAGGCCAACTTATATTATTTTTTCTTATTTTGTATTACTTGTAACAATTGTATGTTATAGATTAATTTATAATATTGATTATATTAAAAGCATTAATTCATAGCGTGTTTTATTAATATTTATTTAGAAGAAAAAAATAGTTTTGTGAGAGTAGTTTCTACACAAAAAAGTTTATGAATTAATACTGAAGCTAGCATTAGTAATATAAATACTACCAATAAATTACTTTTCAAATATCTATTTATAACATAAGCAAGTAAGAATGTTAATACTGTATCAACTACTGCAATATTAAATAATCTTATTGAATGAGCACCTGTTCCTACTTTACCAAATATGTCTTTGTATTTACATAAACTCATTAATTATTATATAATATATTTTATTTTATATTTTATTTTATATTTCATTTTATATTTCATTTTATATTTCATTTTATATTTCATTTTTCAATTAATTTAATAGCTTGGTCACACGCAATTTGTTCAGCCTTTTTCTTAATTTTATGCTCTGCTTTTGTTAAAAACACTAATAATTTGTCTTGCTTTTCAAGTAGTTCGTGAATTGCTTTAAATGACCCTAATTGTTCATAATTGTGTGCATTGACAATATTAGCATTATGAATATTTTGTCCAAAACAAATATAAAGACCCATTACATATAATTTATCATTATCATCATCATCATCCATTTTAGGAGTTTTTAATTCTACATAATCAGGTGTGATTTTGAATTCTTTTTGAATGATTACCTGAAGCTTATTTTTATAGTTATCATCATTAGTGATTAAATTTGTCCAATCTACGTGCTTTTCGAATACGTTTTCTACGAAAATTTGCGCCATTTGTAGTCCAGGACCGCAATTGAATACATTTGTAAACCATCCATATTCGTCATTAATAGCAATACGGTTGAAGTCTAGGAAAATAGCACCAATAAATGCTTCAAATAAGCAACCTAATTTTTTCAAATTGTTACGAATATTTTTCTCTTCTGCGTGCCGAGAAATAACATAATATTTGTTTAGACCCATTTCAAGGGCTACTTTTCCAATATGCTCATTTTTAACTAATGCAATCTTTTTTTCAGTCATAAATCCTTCATCTGCTTTAGGAAAGCGTTTATATAAATAATATTTTGTAATAAGTTCTAAGACGCCATCACCAAGAAATTCAAGGCGTTCGTTTGATTTTGTTTTAAGAGGTAAACAATGTTCTGGTTTATTTGCAATAATAACATTTGCCATCGAATTTTCTAATTTAGGACGTTTTGTATAAGATTTATGAATAAATGCACGCTTATATAATTCTATATTAAATGGTTTAGCAACAATTCCATATTTTAATAGCAATTCTTGAACATTAGCATTAGTAATTTCTTGATTACTAGTGTTAAAAGGATTGAAAAGTAATTCTTCGTTATTTTTCATAACATTAGTTTCATTATCGCTATCTGAGCTACTATCATCACTATTATTATCTTGTAGACAATTATTCGCGGTTAAATTAACAGTAAGCATTTATATTAATATTTTAAATAATTAACTAATAAAGTATTTAATACAATTTTTTAATTTATTTTAATTTATTTTATTTTATTTTAATTTATTTTAATTTATTTTAATTTAATTTATTTTAATTTATTTTAATTTATTTTAATTTATTTTAATTTATTTTATTGTAATTTATTTTAATTTAATTTATTTTAATTTATTTTAATTTTAAAAATAAAAATAAAATCTATTATTATAAAAAGATGCCCGGTAAAAGAATTACTAAAAACTTAACAGGAAGCAACTTATACACTAACAACACTTGTCAGTTTGGCTCGATGGCTGGTCTTAATTCTACAGTCGGTGTAAGACCAAATATCACAGGAATACACGGTTACAAATATTTACGCACGGCTGCAAATGGGGTAGATTGGAACACTGGTGCCTCATTAAATGCGGATGATGTTGCCAATGGCTGCGGCTTTCTAAGAACATGCATAGATGGAACTAACTGCCTTAAAATGATGGGTGGTTCAGCAGGAGCCGGAACCTTCATTCGTCATGACCCCGTTCGCAACAGAAATATATTAGGTTAAATTAGCGGAGAGGTTATAATATTATTTAAAAACTACTTAAAATAATATTATAAAACTATTTAATAGTTGTTAAACAGAATCCCCCCAATACAATGCATTTATTAATAGACTTACGTGAGCCTAAGACACTAGTTCAAAATATTGTTTCATTAAATGAGACGTCTAAAAATAAAGTTACAATTATTCAAAAAAATCTTGACATTGGTGATTATGTTTTTTATGATGAAATAAATGAGCAACCTTTGCTAATTATTGAACGCAAGTCGCTAAGTGATTTAGAGTCATCAATTAAAGATGGCCGCTATAAGGAGCAATCCTTTCGCTTGAATGAAGCACCAACTCATAATCATAATATAATTTATTTATTAGAAGGAGCAATTATTAATTATAGAGAACTTGCTTTTAGGAGCACCTTATATTCTACATTGCTTTCTCTCAATTATTATAAAGGATTCTCTGTAATTAATACTTTAAATCAAATAGAAACAGCTACTATGCTAGTGGCGTTTGCTTCCAAAATTAATCGTGAAAACAAACCAGGGTTTTATAGTGACAAAGCTTTAATTAGTGCAACCAACACTGTAAACAATGATGAATGTTATATTGAAACTATTAAAACTAGTAAAAAAGCACATATAAATAGAGAGAATATATTTCAACTGATGCTTATGCAAATCCCAGGCATTAGCAATGTATCAGCATTAGCTTTGGCTAATGAATTTAAAAACATGGAAACCTTGTTACAATCTCTCAAAGAAGAAAATGAAAATACTAAGACATTTGAAAATATTAAGCTAGCAAGTGGACGCAAACTAAATAAAAATATAATCGAGTCATTGAAAAACTTTTTAATCTAAGTGAACTAAACAAACAAATATAAAAAAATAAATATAAAAAAATAAATATAAAAAAACAAATATAAAAAAACAAATATAAAAAAATAAATAATTGAATTATTTATTAAATAAATAATTAATTTTATTTAATAAACATGAGTTATATTTTAGTTATAGTGGAATCACCAGCTAAATGCGAAAAAATAGAGAAATTTTTGGGAGCGGGCTATAAAGTAATTGGTTCATATGGTCATATTACACATCTCTCTAATTTAGACCAAATAGATGTGAAAAATAATTATAAACCTAGCTTTGCTATTATTGATACAAAAAAGGCGCAAATTGAAAAAATGCGCAAAGCAATAAAAGGGGCTAAAGAAGTTATTTTGGCAACAGACGACGACCGCGAAGGTGAAGCCATTGCTTGGCATATTGCGCAAGTATTTGGACTAGAATTAGAAACCACTAAACGAATTATATTTCACGAAATTACAGAACGCGCTATTAAACAAGCTATAGCAAATCCAAGAACACTAAATTTAGAATTAGTTTATGCTCAACAAGCACGACAAATGTTAGATCTTATTGTTGGATTTACAATTACACCATTATTATGGAAATATATTACTTCAAATAGTAAAAACGCATTAAGCGCCGGACGCTGCCAAACACCTGCTCTTCGCCTGGTTTACGATAATTATAAAGATATTCAGGCATCTCCTGGAAAATTGAGCTTTAATAGCTCTGGATATTTTACAAGTAATAATATTCAATTTACATTGAATAAAAATTTTGACAGTCATGACACTATAAAAGATTTTCTTGAACAAAGCAAAACGCATAAGCATAGTTTATCTAAGGCAAAAGAGCGTGAAATAATTAAAAATCCTCCATGTCCATTTACAACATCAGGACTACAACAAGCAGCAAACAATATTATGCATATTTCACCAAAAGATACTATGGCACTCGCACAAAAATTATATGAAGGTGGATATATTACATATATGAGAACAGACAGTAAAGTATATAGTGACGAGTTTATTGAACAAGGCAAGAATTATATAACTGAGAAATATAGAGCAGAATATATTCATCCAGAACTAAATAAATTAATTCAAAATAAAGATAAAGGAGAGATTCAAGAGGCTCTAGAAGAGGCCCAAGAAGGTCAAACTAAAACTAAAGCTAAAAAAACTAAGGATAAGGATAAGGCTAAGTCTAAAAAAGAAAAAACAGAGGCAACTGTTGATAGTAATAATAACGCACAAGAAGCACACGAAGCAATTAGACCAACACATATTGATCTAGAAGCTATTCCAATTAGCGAAGAATCGTTTAACGCAAAACATAGAAAATTATATAAATTAATATGGACAAATAGCTTGGAAAGTATGATGGCTCCCGCAAAATATTTACAATTAGTTGTAAATATAAATGGTCCACTCGACAGTATATATAAATATTGCGCAGAAGAGAATATATTTATTGGGTGGAAAGCGGTATGCGGTATTGAAGAAGAGAAATATTATTCATATTTTAAGAATATGAAAGAAGAGCATATTAACTATAAAAAAATAACTTGTAAGCAAACACTTAAAGAATTAAAGTCGCATTATAGCGAGGCGCATTTGGTTCAATTATTAGAACAAAAAGGTATTGGTCGCCCATCAACCTTTTCATCGCTACTAGAAAAAATTCAAGAACGAAATTATGTAACAAAGCAAAATATAGATGGTAAAAAATTAGAAATTATTGATTATACATTAATAGATAATAATATTATAGAGGAGCAAGGAACAAAAGAATTTGGTAATGAGAAAAATAAATTAGTAATAACACAAACCGGAATATTTGTCATCGAATTTTTGATTAAATATTTTAGCAAGTTATTTGACTATGACTATACTAAGTGTATGGAAGATGAGTTAGATAATATTGCACAAGGAATGAAGAAATATTATGAATTATGTGATGAATGTTATGTTTTTATTAACGACTTAATAAAAACAAACAATTTAACTAATACTAATTCAACTAATACTAATGGTGTGGAAAAAATACAAATAGCAATAGACTCCAAACATAGTTATTTAATAGGAAAAAATGGACCAACTATTAAATATACAAAAGAAGACGGAACACTCGGTTTTTATGGAGTTAAAAAAGACATTGAAATAGCTAAACTTAAAGCAGGGCTTTACAAATTAGATGAATTAATAGAAACAAAAGAAGAAAATAGTAAACTTTTAGGAAATTTTCAAGATGTTCCTGTTTACTTAAAAAAAGGCAAATTTGGTTACTTTTTAGAATGCGGCGAGCTTCGTAAATCTCTCAACACAGTTAAAATAAATGTGCCTATTAAAGAAATTAAAATAGAAGACGCGCTTACTATATTAACTGAACGGGCTAGTGAAGGTAATGGCTTAGTTCGCAGAATATCAAATGACTTAGCTATTAGAAAAGGAAAATACGGAGATTATATATTTTATAAAACAGAAGCTATGAAAAAACCGCAATTTTTAAAATTGAACGAATTTAATGATGATTATATAACTTGCTCATTAGAATTTTTGAAATCGTGGATTAAAGAAAAATACGGACTATAATTTACTCTACTTTCGTTGTTTTATCTTTCCAATAATTCTCTCCGTAACTAGTAAAAAATTCCTCACCTTTTGCTATATCTCTAGTAGCATACATTGTTATGGTACTATCATCTTCCGATACAATCCAACTACAATTTTTTTTAGTCTTTGAATCGTTTATTAAACCACAATACCCAAGAGCTAGCAAACTATCGTTACTAGTTTTGCTATTTGGACTAAAAAAATATGTATGTAATACATTTTTTTTATCTATTTCAGAACCATTCATCTTTAGAGTAGGACAAATTTCTATAAGATCATTTTCTTTATAATTTTTTTTGGCAAAAAGCCCTCGCTCGCCTTTTCCTAAACTCTGGGATTGTGCTATAGTATAATCTAGACTATTGTTAATAGTATTAATATCAGTATCTTTTTCTAAGTCAGCAACCGAATACATATTAGATAGCCCTTCTGAACTCTGTGTTTCATTTATAAATGAAAAAAATAATATAATAAATATTAAACATGGTATTACTATTTTAGCATTTTTTCTTAAAAAAGCGAAACGCTTATGTCTCATATTTATTAGTATTTATATATAATAATATAATTAATATATTTATTATTTTATTAATTATATAGGGTATTTTTTTACTAATAAAATAATATTGGTAAATAATATTGGTAAATAATAAATGTGGACAACACTATTTATTATTGCAATAATAATGTCAGTTTTAGACTTGAGTTATTTATTTTTATTCAAAGATTTTATGCTACCAATACTTAAAAATATACAAAAAGCCGACGTTAAAGTTAATGTAGTGTCAGCATTAGCATGCTATATAATATTAGTTTCTGGATTATATTATTTTATAATAAAAAAAAAGGCACCTCCTAAGGATGCGTTTTTATTAGGCGTCCTTATAAATGGAGTATACGAAACAACAAATTATGCATTTTTTAAAGACTGGTCTCCTTTCTTAGTTATATTAGACACCCTATGGGGTGGTATTTTACTTAGCACAACAACATTTTTATATTATAAAATAGCTAAAAGCAAATTAATTTAATGCGCACTGCGCAAGCCTTCACGCAATGCGGCTTCAATCCAATGATTAGAAGTAACAGAAGTATAACTAATTCTAGCAATAGCACTAGCACTAGCACTATCCCGATTTTGTACCGGATTATTTTCATTCCACGAATCATAATTAGCATTTACTGGGTAAGCGTGATCAATAGTAGCAATATCATTATGTATAAGAATACCACTACTATCATAAACTCTTCCGTAATGTCTTGCTAAAGCAGTTGTAATATTTTGGGCTATATTACTTTCTTCATTAAATATTTGACGTTGCTCACGAGCCCAAGTTTCTCTGTTATTAATGCTAGATGCTTGTGTAGTCGAATTATGTATATTATACAGGCGTTGTAGTCCATTTGCTAATCTTAAATAAGTAACCTCGTCAATATTCGAAGAAATAGTATCTAAATCATCAATCATAGTATGCATAGTCGATAAAAATTCTTGATTTTGTTCTGCGTTAATACTATGACCGGTCATTGATTTAGTATAATGATTAATGTTTTCATAAAAAAAAGTTATCAATTTTTTTTAAGCATTTTTTATCATTTATCATTTTTAAATTTTTAATCATTTATCTTAGTAATAGCATTACTAAGATTACTAATAATGCTAAAATTAGTAATAGTGTAATTACTATTAAAACTACTACAACTTTTACGTGACATACATATAAAAGTTGTAAATTATCTAACAATGTTAAATATGTATTATCTGTAATTGAAGGTGAAACATCATCGTTTATGACTGTATATATTGCTTTTAATGTTGTTAAAAATGTTGGATCTTTGTTTTGATTTCCTCTATAACTATCTTGAATAGACATCATTATTTATAGTAATAACAAATAACTAATAGCAACAATTAATAATAGTTATCAATTTTTTTAATCAATGTTTTTTATATCATTTTTTATAAACTTATATTTTATATTTAGAAAAATATATATTAGTTTTAAAAGCTAATAATGCGTTTTTTCAACTGTCTCTCTAAAACTAAATTGTTTGTTAGTCTTTTATTAAGTAGAAATTATAATTCTATTACTCGTGCTTTGCCTTCAAAATATTATTCTATAAAAACTATAAAACAATATTATTATATTAATAATATTTATTATGACCTATATAATGATTTTTGTAATTGCAGTGAAGAATGCAATATAAATAGTTTTAATAATTTTAGTAATTTAAATTATACAAAATATAATAATTTAACAGCAGAACACATATTTCCTCAATCGTTCACAAAACATTATAGCAAGGCAAATAAAGACATGCACAATATAGTTTTAACAAATTATTATACAAACAATTTACGTAGTAATAAGAAATTTGCTAATGCGGTCGATATAACAGCAAGTCACAGATTTTATGTTCCGTGTAATTATTCTCGTGGAACAATTGCCAGGTCACTTGCCTATATGAAATATAGTTATCCGTTATTAAATCTCTCAAATGTTATAGATAGTTCCATAATATTAGCTTGGAATGAGTTATATCCGCCAACAGAACTTGAATTGAAAAAAAACAATATAGTATTTAAGTATCAAGGCAATAAAAATATATTTATTGATGATTATAAAAAGCTGACCACATTTATTAACAATAATTTTAATTTGTAATACTCATTTTTTATGCACGCGGATAAATAATTCTATGAATAGGTCCTCCAAATTCAATATTATCACGACGCATATTAGTGCAATAATCCCTTTGTTCGTCTAGAGACATAGCGTTCCAATAATTTCGCGCTGTGTTCATTAGATTAGTATAATTATTATTTTCGTGGGCTCTCTCCCTTTCTACATATGACATAGCATCATACATTCTTTCTACTATTAACAACGCATCTGTAAAATTAGTAACATTAGTAACATTAGTAACATTATTATTATTATTTGAATTATAAACAATACCCGACAACCGCCCGACGCCCGTAAAATAATTACCACTATTATCATAAGTATAAATACCACGACCACTACCACGAGGACTATTATTATGTATACCATATAAAATTTGTAACTGACTTGCCAATGTTAAATAAGTATTCTCCGGAATTAATGGCGCTACTTCATCTTCTAAGACTGCCAATATGTTTTGTAATATCGCTAAAAATGTAGGATTTTCAATGCTACTAGGTCCTGGAGACATTATTATTAACTATTTACTATTTATTATTTATTAAGTAAAAATAATAAATAGTTTCAATTTTTTATTTTTGATCTTTTTTATTCAATTTTTTATAAATTTTTTTTGATATTTGAGAGAATATTCATAAAACTATTCTGATATTGATTGCTCGACTGGTCTAGTTGATTGCTCGACTGGTCTAGTCCAAAAACCACCATTTGCTTGTGGTGTAATAACTTCTACTTCATCTATTAATGATATATCAATAGGTATTAATTTATCTCCCTTAACTTTTGCTAATGTCGATGAACTCTCAATCAATTTTGTATATATATTATAACTTTTTTCTAAATAATCTTTTGCGGGAATCGGGCGATTACTTTTATCTAAACTTAATGTTTTATATATATCTATTGAAAGTAGGTAATAATCTCTCTGCGAAATCATATCGTTCTCTAGTCTTTTTTGTATACCTAAATATAACTCAATACTACCTATTATACCACAAGTTAAAGCTATTAATGAATTTGTTAAACTAATTGTTCCTTGATATATATATGGTTGAAGACCTACAGCAAATATGCTATTTATACCATTTAATATAATCACTGGCATTCTGTAATATTTGAGAGATGATTGTAATTCAAAATAGCGTTGTTTATGTAACTTGCTCAAAATAACGCAATTTATCCTAATATTATCTAATACTTTATCAATATCATCGCTCCAATCTGTCATTTATATAATACATTATTATTTTATTCTTTATAAAAATTGAAATATTATATAAAACAATGTTGTTTGTAATATATAATAAACGCATATAAAATGCTAAGTCATAATACATATCCATGTATTACATTGATTTATGGACCAATGTTTTCTGGTAAAACTACAAAATTAATTGAACTTTATAAAGAAACGCTAACCAAAAATAAAAATTGTATTGCTATTAATTATGAGTTAGATACACGCTATGGTAAAAATAAAATTATTTCACATGATGGATTGGCCATTGATTGTTATAGTATTACAAATTTAGATGATTTTATTAAAAATAGTCATACAAAAGAAGTAATTGCTAACGCAGATTATATTTTTATAAATGAAGCCCAGTTTTTTGAAACAATATTTGAAAGTGTATTATATTTAAATGAAACATTAAAAAAGAATGTTATATTATGTGGACTAGATTTAGACTATAAGCGAGAAAAATTCGGCTCAATGATGAATTTGGTTTCTAGTGCTACAAAAGTATATGCGCTTAAAGGGAAATGCAAGCTATGTGGAGGTGCATCACAATTCAGCCATAGAACTGTTCCTAATACTTTACAAATATTGATTGGCTATAGTCAATATATTCCATTATGTGAAAAGTGCTATGTTAGTAAAAATGGGTTGTCCTAATATAAATTTATAGTTAGGGCTTTATATTCTTTTTTTATATATATTTTGCGTCTTTATATCCTTTTTTTATATTTTAAAAGGCGTTCTTACCTCATAATTATTCATTTCGTTGCGCAACTGATTAATTTCTAATGATAAAGAGATGTTAAAATTATTAAAATCCACCAACATCCCGTTATGATGTCTAAATTTAAGTTTAATTTTAGCAATTTTATCAATGGGTGGCTGAAAATAACTAACATTTTCTAAATATCCATCGTTTACTGTGCAATTATTATTTAGAGATAAAGTATGTGGAATTTTAGCAAAAGCACCATTTATAATACCAGAATTAGTATTACTATTATTATAATATAAATATGGTTTTAGTTCGTCGCTTTTATTATACTTATCTAATTCAATATATATAAATACATTATCTTCTAAATTACTCGGATTTTGCGAAACTAAAACATTGCTGGATATGTCAGTCCAGTTCGTGATTTTATCTGCAAAACTGAGGATGTTGGCATCACTTGTAACTTTAGAAACATAAGTTGTTTTATCAAAACCCAATATATAACCTAGTCCCCATTCACTATGCTGAGAATATACATTTACTTTATAATTATCTTTGTTACAATTTGAAAAGTCAATAACTTTGTCAAATTTGAATTTAAATTCTTTAGTTTGATTTGGGTGGCCAAAATAATATTTATTATTAAGCTCATTAAAAGTTACAACAAAAGAAGGATCTATTGCACGAAATTTTTTTTGTAGAGCTACCATTAATTGAGAATGTTTATAATAGCCATCTTGTATAACAATAGTATGTGTAGCTCCCGAAATCTCTAATATCATTTTGTTTGTTTGCAAATATTCGCTAATATTATATAAAAAATTTGGCAACATAATGTTTACTAGTTTTATCGATTCAACATTATTGTAAATTTGCGGGCACCTTATTTCAAATTCTGTACTATGAGGCCAACGTTCTATATCTCGGTCATCGCTATCAATTAATAATACTTTTCTATCTAAAACAAAATTATGTTTGCTTTTTATTAATGGATTATTATGATTCATTTATAATAGTATATATTTAATAATATATTTAATAAATTATTTAATAAATTATTTAATAAATTATTAAATTATTTAATATAATTTTGAGTATTTAATATAATTTTGAGTATTTAATATATATATATAAATAAATATGAATACACAAAAAGGAGCACAAACACAAAAACCACAGTCTAACGAAAAATTAGAGGCATCTATGATTATAGACAAACAAGGTATTTTTGGTTTTGGTTTATCACATAATAATAATTTAGATTTTATGACAATTGTTGTTTTAGCATGTATGGGTATTATTATAAAATTATTTTTTCCGGAAAAACACTCAAGATTGGGAAATACAGGTCCCGCAACATCTACAATTTGGGGATATGGATTGACAAGTGTAGCCCTTAGTATTATGTTATTTATGGGAATATATGTTAGTAAAAATATATTTGAAACAGAAGGAACTTTTGTTGAAATGTTATTTTCAAATGTAACTCCAATATTTTTTACATTATTAATATTAATATATACGATTTTTTTGAATTTCCATTATTTTAAAAGAATAAATTCTAATAGAGTAACAACTGAGTATCATACTTATTCATTTATGTCCTCAATATTAACAATAATTCAAATAGGAATAGTAACAACATATATATTTTTTTATTTATCTAATACAGACAAAAAATCTGGAGGTAATGTAATTAATAATGCAAAAATAGAGTTGTCTAAAAGTGCTGTATATATTTTATCTGTTATTAATTTTATTTTTTTAATGATGATACACATTAGTTTAGAGTTTTTTTCTACAGATGAAACACCTGAAATTAAATAAACTCAACAAACTTATTTACCTTTATAAATTTAAATGTTAAACCTATTGATTCTTTAGACTCCCATATTCCTGATATTTTTATTATAAATGTTTTATTAGTGTTATTAGTGTTATTAAGTTCATTTAAATATTTATAGTTATTTATATTTTCATTATCATCGCTTAATGCGAATTTAAAAAATTGATTTTCATATAATTCTTTTAGCTTAAATAATTTATTTTTAGAGTCCCTTATCAAATTTAATACATGCTCCTCTAATTCTATAAGTTTGTTAAAAACACTATTATTTAGTATACTTTTATCAAATTTTATTTTATCGTTTTCAAACGACAAATGATTAAGTTCAAATAAAAGAAATATACTTGTTAACGATACAATATTTGTAGAATAAAGTAACTTATAAAAATAATTATACTGAACAGCACTATTTTTAATAGGTTCATTTATTATTATAGATTCGTAATTTAGATCTTGTAACTTTTCAGAAATCATAGTTCATGTTATATTGCTTTCTAATAATAGTTCTAATTATTTTTTATATATATAATATGTTATATAGTATGTTAAATATATAAATATTTAACATTATAAATTTATAAATATAGATCTAAGAATAAATATGAATCTAAAAAAAAATTATAACGAAATCATTAATGAAAACAGCACTTATACTTTTAATAAATATTTATTACTATTACTAAAAAACGACACTCCTTTAAATAGTAATTTTACTAATTATATTTTTTATGGACCACCTTGCTCTTATAAATATAAAAACGCATTGAAACTTTTACAACATTTTAGTCCAAGTAATTTAAAATATGAGAAAAAATTACATATTAATCTAACCAAAACGGAATTCTATATTAAAATTAGCGATATTCATTATGAGATTGATGTAGAAAATTTTATATATAATAGTAAATCTGTATGGAATGAAATATATAATATTATATATAATTCAATAGCCTCTTCGCCTATTAAAAGAGGATATATTGTTTTTCGAAACTTTGATAAAATTAATTATGACCTATTAGATTTATTATATAATTATATGCAAAAAGAATTATTTTCAACTTTAAATATTAAATACATTATTATTACAGAATGTGTCAGCTTTATACCTATAAAAATAATAAATATATGTAAAATTATTAATTTTGCAAAATTAAGCAAAAAAAATATATACTCATTATGTAATAAGA